CTGGCGATCTACCAGATGCGACCATTTGTGAGTGAGCATAACCTAGCTGAACGGTGGACAGTCCGAGACTGGAACGGGGTGTGGGGGCTAACATTCGTTGCCGATAGTATCAAATGGTATGACTCCTACGAGGACGTGCAAGGGTTGGAAGACATGGTAGAGGTTGTGAAAACTTTCGCAGAAGAACGTGGTGATGCGTTTCCATACGCACACTGTAAACTAAGACTCGGCGAGGACGAAGGCGACTACGAGCGCGTGTATGAACACAACGACGCGGGTATTGACGTAATAGACAGTCTTTACGACCGCATGGATATCCGCCGCGAACTACAACTAGAATTTTAAGGAGAAACAAAAATGAGCAACCAAATCAACAAGATCAACTGCTTCGCCGACGCAGAGGCACGTTACAGGGATACCAAGCCACTGGTGAGTAAGAAGCATACGCTAGAACAGGACATACGACCTGTCGGCAACCGCGCTCGTAAATACGAACGTATCATCAAGGTAAGCGACACCTGCTACGCACTGTCCTGCGGCGGCCGCGCCGATCCAGTATTCACATGGGGCGTAGGCGCTACGCAGTTTCGAGAGACCCACCCTATCACGCTCGAAGAAGTTGCTAGGCTTTCTCCTATCGTCTGGCGCAAGCTCAAGGACGGGACAGAGACCATCACCATCCGCAATGGCGCGGGGGATTGGGCGCACAACCACATCTACTCGTTTATCGAGCGCGCGCTGCCTAGGAATATGTGGTTTCACCAGACCAACCAAGGAAAGCAGTTCGTGAGTGCTAGCGGTAGCATTAAGGCCCACCTACCCAAAACAACGAGCGCGCCCAAATACGTTGTGGAGCATTGGAAAGCGGAGAAGAATAAACACAAGGGGGCTTCATGGACTAACCTGCATATGAAATCGGCTACCGCGGGCGATGACGGGCTTAGCGTGACATTCAAGCGTGAGGAAAACGGCGGCTTCACACTCGTCGGTGAGCCGCACAAGGTCATGGTAGACCGCACCTATGTGAACAAGGAACTAAAGGCTTCGCTCAAGAAGGACATCGCCGCGTTCCTCGAGCACGTCACAGTTCTATACCCACTTATGCAGGCCCAGATAAACTGGCAACTCAAAGACCATACAAACAAGGAACTTAAGCAGATTGCAAAAGAACTCAAGCTGGAGAAGCAGGTCGGTGGGCTATACGGCAACCTATTCCAAGGGGCCGAACCGAAACTAATCCACAGCATTATCAAAGACCAAGAGCACCCGATGCGGCATAGCCTGACACTCACCGCTATGTTCAAAATACATGATGCAGGGGGCGGTTTCCAAATGTGGAAGCATACGGACGCGCCGTCTGCTGAAGTAGAAAAAAAGCGAAATGCACACATTCGCTCCTCGGTGAACAAATGGATCAACGAGGTATGCGGTTTTAATAACACTATTCGTAAGGAGATATAAAATGGTAGCAGGTACTGCCCACCCACTGGTAAGCACCTTTGAGCAAGGCGATTTACACAGCAGAGAAATGCACGAGCATAGAGGAAGGACGACCTACCGACATGCGGAGATGAGGGACTTTGTAACTGCCGTGTGTGAAGCCCTTGGCGGGGCGAGCCACTATAACTACGACAGCAATACGACGTTCATATACAGGCCGGGCGATACGCACGTGCTCGGTGAGATTGGGTTCGCGGAATTGCGGCTTCGGAAGGTTGGTAAGGAAAAGCTGGCGTATTATGTCCGCACGACCAATATAAAGAACCCAAAGATCAGAGCTGATGATTGGCGGCACAACACCGTGTCCACTGATAAGCTGTCCACAGCTGTCAAGCTAGCCGTAAACCATCTTAAACCGCTTGGCGTTATAGACGCGATTAATATGTCTTATGCGGACGTCAAAAACATTATCAGTAAAGATCGAGAGGTAATAAGCAGGGGCGTGCGTGGTAAAATGCAAGATTTGCTTGGTTTCTATGTCTACAGTGACCACGATCTAAGCAAAGGTATATTTAAGGAACTGCGTAACATCACCTTTGCCTCCGAAGAACTGAACAGAGATAAGGATGAACTGTATAAGTACGCAGCCGCGGTGGCCGATTTCGATAGGTACCTAGAGCGTGGCCTAACCTATGTCGCATTTTCCGATAACTATGGGCAGCTTGTGGCCGACATGGTGCATCTGGGACCAGACGCAGAGTTTACACGTGCGTTACCTATTCGGGTGGCGGCAACGGAACTACCAGAGTGGGCACAGGAGCGCACAGCGGTGTTGAAGTTGGTAGCTAACAACACGCACATTCAGGGTGTCGGGGTGCGTGTAGACGACAGGGTATTTTATATTTGCACGGGGGAATACGAATGAAGGGTAGGGTAAGGCGCATGTTTGATGTGAACAGGATAAGGAATGAGGACATTGAGCGGGCGGCGTTAGGGCCAAGTCTAACACGTGTCACTGATATGCCGAGCGCACGTAGGCGCCTAAGCGAACTCAAGGCTCAATGGACGGGCGATATCGACAATGTCTACCGCATCTTCGTCGGCCCTACTGTTGAGGTTGTTTGCCTCGGTATGGCCAGCGTCGACGACAAATGCCTAGAGGGTGTGTATAACACCACGGACGAGTTACCAGCGTGGATGCAGGAGCGTATTGCCGTGCTGTCTATGATGAAGGTAAACCCACCGCAGACCAAGGTAGAAGGTATCGGTATGCGCGTCGATGAGAGCGTCTACTGGGTGCTTAAGGGAGCGTGATATGGCAGCTACGCCAGAGAAGAAGGTCAAATCAAAAGTGGTCGTCCAGCTAAAGGAGCTGGGCGCCTACTACTTCTACCCCGTCACGAGTGGGTTCGGTGCATCGGGCGTGCCTGACATCATCGCCTGCTACAAGGGTAAGTTCTTTGCGTTCGAGTGCAAGGCCAACGGCAACAAGCCCACGGCGTTACAGCAGTTAAATATAGACAGGATCAACGGGGCAGGCGGGGTTGCGCTGGTCATCAACGAGGACAACATGGATAAGATCAAGTCGATCTTGAATGGAGATAAGTAGAATGGCTAATTTCAAAATCAGGGCTAGGGAAGTGGTAGACATCGAGGTCGATGTCGAGGCAGATAGTTTAGAGGAAGCTATCGAACTCGTCGAGGGATGCGAGGTGAGCGGTGTGGAGCGCGACAGCAGGACAGTCGCCACACACTTTGCCTTGGAAGGTGTTATGGGGTGGACAAGTATCGTTGCAGACTAGGTGTTAGGCTTAAGCCTAACACCACCAACTAAAAGGAAATCAATATGAATAACGCAATACAGAACGCGGCCGAGGACATTACCCTGATGGCCACACTACGCAGGATCAAGCGGAAAGCAGACATCATGCAGCTGGACGCGCCACGCGGGACGCTGGCCGAACAAAACGCCGTCGAACTACAGCTGCTGGTAGGCATCGCCCTACGCTGCATCGGGGAGGAAACGAAATGAGTAGTGCGCCTGAACGGCTTTGGGCATGGCATTGGTATGCGGAGTGGGATGAAAACCCCCCACTTTCTGGCCCGCACGCTATCGCACAATTTGGGTATTGCCGCCCGACAAACCGCCGCCCACTAGATAATCGGGAGCGGAAAAGCGGCGCAGACTATATCCGCACCGACCTATACGACGCCGCTATATCCCGTGCCGAAATGGCAGAAGCGCGGATAATAGAATTGGAGGGTAAGCAATGAGCCGCAGCGTCTACAACAATACCACCCCGTTTGGCCTGTGTTCACCCAAGATACAGGCAGAGTTTCGCATTATGCGGGACGCGGGCCACACGATACTCGTCTACGATTCTGATGGTGAGTGGGCTAAAGAAAATGCCACTCGCTTCTGGCTGTCCAAGGTCTACCGAGTGAAGGAAGGAGAATGAAATGACGCAAGACAGCACCGAGGAACGCCGCCGCAAGCACATGGCGGTGATGGATGATAAACGAAAGATTGAAGCGCTATTACCCGATGATCTTTACGACTCAAAAGATTGGCGGCAGGGTGACATGGCGGAGCGTGTCCTGTGGCTGATCGCAATGCTCGAGTCCAAGTCGGAAGAGGTAGATGCGTGGGTGAAGATTGCCAACAAGAATGTAACTAAACTGGCCGATACGGCCAAGGCGGTAGAAGATGCGTTCTGTGAAGGCTTTGCAGAAGGCTATGACGGCACTTGGGTCGAGGGCGACTACACCCACGCATGGAAGGCAAGTCACGCTTTGGCTAATCTGGAGAAAATGAAATGACCATCCCAGCATGGACAATCATGGCCCTGTCACTAGGCGGGCCGTTTGAAGGCAATCCGCCGACAACGGCGCTGATGTTCCCGTCATACGAGGCTTGCAGCGCACAGATCAACACGCTGCGTGACGTGTTCGAGGCACAAGGGCTGGACGTTCAGGGCGTCCACTGCGAAGGGACTAGCGCACCGAGCGCTTCACCGTCCCCAAAAAAGAATCCGCGCGTGACGGTATCACGCTAATCTAAGGGAGACTACAAATGAACGAAGTTAGAGTAATGAAGGTATCGGCCGTCGCTCTGTTGGCACTCACTGCCACATGGCTATCTTGGTACACAATCGACCAAGGCGAGCGCGGTGTGCTGCTTCGTAGCGGTGCCATTATCGGGGTCGCGGATGCAGGCTTGGGGTTCAAAATCCCATTCATTGATAGTGTTCGTCGTATCAGCATCCAAAATCAGGCAGCGCAGTATGAAGATGTGATGTCGTACTCCAAAGACCAGCAGACCGCGGCCTTGAGGATTTCGGTCAGCTACCGCCTCCCCGCAGATCAGGTGGCGACAATCTACGCAGAGTACGGCGGACAGGATGGTATTGTCGCCCGCCTACTGGATCGCCAGCTGCCAGCTGCGGTGAAGGGTGTCTTTGGCCGCTACAACGCTGTCACGGCCATTCAAGATCGTCCACGCATGGCCGCAGAGATGCTTGAGGTTCTGCAATCTGCCGTGAAAGGCCCGATCATCATCGACAGCCTGCAACTTGAAAACATCGACTTCTCTGACGCATATGAGGGTTCCATTGAGGATCGTATGCTGGCCGAGGTCGAGGTTCAGAAGGTCAAGCAGAACGCCGAGCGCGAGAAAATCACGGCTGAAATCACGGTGATCAAAGCGCAGGCCAGTGCCGACTCCAAGCTGGCCGAGGCCAAAGCCGCTGCCGAGGCGACCCGCATTCAGGGTGAAGCCGAAGCCGCAGCCATCAGGGCCAAGGGTGAGGCGCTGCGCGAGAATGCTGGCCTGATCGCCCTGACTCAAGCCGAGAAGTGGGACGGCGCACTGCCTACCACCATGGTGCCGAATGGTGCCCTGCCATTCATGAACGTGGGTCAATAAGATAGTCTGGCCCCGCCTTTCGGTGGGGCCAACACCACAAAAGGGAATAGAATGAGTAAGCGGAAATATCAGATTGTGGCCGAAATGATTTGTGATGGGTATAGCCGCAGGGCTGTAGCCGAACACCTCGGTATAAGGGTCACTAATGTCCACAATCACATCAAGTATGCTAAAAGTATAGGTATAACCGCTCGGTTTAATCGGGAGCGCGTCTTGCTGGCTACGGCACCGCCGCACATAGAGCAATGGCTGCGTGAACAAGCGCCCGAAGGGGCAACGGCAGGGGACGTGATCCTTGCTATTCTAAATGACACTTACAATGAGGATATGGAAGATGAGAGTAAACAACCGCCCCCATGGGGCAGAAAGAGGAGTGAACGGGATGGGTGAGACGCGAATTATCGAAACCGAAAAACTGGCCGATGCGCGTGGTTTGCTGCAAGATATTAGGTGCCTGCCCGCCGATGCTGGTGTTGAAACTGCACAGGTCTGGGCAAAGCAGGCTGGCGAATTGCTTGCGACCGCCCTACCCGCCGCCCTCACTCCACAGCCCGCCCCCACGCTGGGGGATGCGCTGGGGCTAGATACCCCTCCTAGCGAAAGTGATCATATCGCAACAATGATTAGCGACCTGAGCCATACTGGTGATTTGTCCATGCTGTACCGCATGGAAATCGCAGATGCCATCACTTCACTAAGCGCGGCTCTGGGCAGTATTGCTAGAAACACCTGCTGCGATGGGTGTCAAGAAGCTGCATTGGTTGCCCGCGCCGCCCTGAAAGGCGGTGCGGAATGAGAGTAAACAAACAGAAAATGCCAGAAGGTAAAGCCACCACCGACAAACCAAGCATGTACACTGTCAGGACTGCAATCAGCGCACCGCGCAGGACAGTCAACGTGCCAGTGATGTCGACACATACGCTAGAGTTTCGTACTATGCCCGTCACGCTAGGGCGCGCACCATGGGAGATGGAAAATGAGTGATGACTTTGCAATCATTCTCGCGGTAGTGGCCTTTACCTGCTTTACGATGGGACTTGGTCTTTCGGGAGGCCACGGCATAGCCAGCAGCGTATTTAAAAAGGGCGCTATCGAGCGCGGTTACGCACAATACTGCCCAACCGATGGGGCGTGGGCTTGGAAAGGGGAGTGTGAGAAATGATGGATCAAGAGGCAAAAGACGTTCTGTTCTTTTTTGGGGGCTTTGCTCTGATATGTACGAGTGCCTTTGTTATAATCTCTTGGGCTGCAAAGCCCAGCCCCATGCAGCATTGCATCAAGGCTGGCTACGAGTGGATCGACGGGGACTGCGTGAAGGGCGGTTCAAAATGACCGATGACCACAAGACCTTTAGCCCCGTGGGAAAAAAGCTCCGTGAAATGGGCTACGTGCCGCTACCTCGCTGGTGGGCCACACCCCTAGAGCTGGAGATTATTTCCCGCATCACCAAGCACCACCTGCCGACTGTCATGAAGATCAAGGAGCAGATACGGCAGGAGCAAGCCTTGGCAGAAATCGAAGAAAACTACAAACATGATTGGAGTTATGACGAATGAATATCTGGATGTTGGCTACGATGGCGCTATACGCCATCCCCCTGTTTTACCTTGTGGACGACTTCGAATACCTTGAGGAGTCTGTTGAAGAGACGCTACCTGACCTAGATGAGGATTCCGTTAGGGCCGTTTCGATGTTGGTTATCTTGTTCTGGCCCGTTGCGGCCATTACGATCATTCTGCTTGGGGATAAAGAATGAAGTTCACCATAGAACATGCGCGGAAGGTTGCGAGAGAACTGTACGACGAGCCGCAGGAAAGGTGCGGCACAGAATGCGAGGCGTGTGATACAATGGCAGAAGATTGGGAATACAACGTCAACAAGGTGCTGGCTGCCCTGAAGATATTGGAGAATGAAGAATGATCGTCAACGGCTCACATCTTTTATATCGCGCCCCGATCAAGGATATGATCACCGAGAAGCACCGCGAACACGGCGTTTCTTTCGGCCTGTCCGAGGCGGGGTATGACATCCGCATCAAGCAGGATATTGTGTTCGGGAATAGCTGGAACGGTGGTGGCGTATGGGTGGATGGAATACACACAGCTACGGACAACTTCACCCTAGCCAGCGCCATCGAAGAGTTCCAGATGCCGTCAAATCTGGTTGGCATTGTCCATGACAAGTCTACGTGGGCGCGCAAGGGCTTGTCGGTCTTCAACACGGTTATCGAACCGGGATGGTGCGGATTCTTGACCTTGGAACTAGTATATCATGGACGTGAGCGGCTGCACATTCCAGCCGGTGCGGGCATCGCGCAGGTGATCTTTCACGAGACAATCGAAAGAGCATCGTACGATGGAAAGTATCAGAACCAACCCGACCGCCCCGTAGAGGGCATCATGTCCGGAAAGTAAAAATATGCTATGAAGCGGTTGCAAATAATGCTAAGCAGCACTAACTAACGATAAAGGAGATAAGGATGACAATGTCTATTGAAGAAGAACGTGTGTGGCGGTTTCTGCTAGCGCACCCCTCTGCTGAAGCTGGCGATATAGCGACCGCCTGTGCAGTATCCCTCGAACTAGCACAATCGTGCCTTGACCGTGTAGGCACCCCGATAGAAGTAATTCTTGCCAGCGCGAAATCAGCGCAAGAGGAATGGGTTGACGATGATATTTTGTATGTTTCGGCAAGCACGCAAGCGAAACCGACACGGGTAAAGACCCTAGAGACGGCAATCAGCCTTACGAGCGGGGACAGAAACAAAGCCTACGGCCCACCCATCAACAATCTAACCGACTGCGCAGAACTGTGGAACGCCTACATCAATACGAAGTATAAGTTAAAGCGCACGGACAAACGCATCGTAAAGCTCGATGCCGAAGATGTTGCGTGGATGATGGTATTGGTGAAGATGACCAGATCATTTCAGGAAGGATACCACCCAGACAACTATACTGACGCATCTGCCTACTCCGCCATTGCCGGAGAGTGCCGTGAAATTTTAAGTACTAAGGACAAGGAATGACCATGAACTATTTCAAACCAACGGAACTGCAACAACTGGAAGCCACCTACAACTTCACTGCTCGGGCGGGCCTAGGCTTCGCAATTACACCAGACAACGAGCAAGTATTCCTATCCGTCGTGGATGTGCAGCGCCACGCGCTAGAGGTGGGCGATACCCTGCGTGTATGGGCTACAGACAACTACGCCTCCGAACATACCAAGCACCACCCATCACGCTGGCGCGCAGTGCGCGTCGAAGTCCTATCCCGTGTGGCCGATGTTGTTAGGGATGTACCTAACACTCCAGCGCCCACAAAGGCGCATCCTACCGATTTCGTTGGGGTGTTCACCTCGGTTCTGGAGCAACTCCGCCCGTGGACAGTGCAAGAGCTGACGCAGGCTATCGCAAAACAGAGCATTCCACTCTCCGGCATCCCTGACCTCATCCAGAAGGTAGGCGGGCGCCTAAGCACTATGCACAAGAACGGGGAAGTAGCCGCGCTGAAAGTCTATGCAAGTGGGGATCAACAGATCGCCAGCACAGTCTACTACGCCAAGAACGTGAACGTGTTCTACGAGCACCTCGATACACCACTGAACGACGAATAACAGGGAGAACGAAAATGCACATTATGGTTGATATTGAGACTATGGGTAACGGGCCAGAAGCACCGATCCTTTCCATCGGCGCTGTAGCCTTTGACGCTATGGGTATCCACAAGGAGTTTTACACGCCCTGCACACTTGAAAGCGCAGTGGATAGTGGTGCGGTTATGGATGCTAGCACTGTTATGTGGTGGCTGCGGCAGGATGCAGCAGCACGCGCCGCTTTAGAAGATGGCGAGGATGCTGGTGTTGGACTAGAACTAGCACTGCGTAACTTTACCGGCTTCCTCATCACAGAGGGTGCGCCACTGCAAGGCGTGTGGGGTAACGGGGCTACATTCGACAATGTAATTATCCACCGATCCTGCAAACGACTTAGTTTGGCCTCTTGGCCATTTTGGCTAGACAGATGCTACCGAACAGTCAAGCAAGCATATCAATCCGTAAAGATGGAGCGCGTAGGCACGCACCATAATGCTTTGGACGACGCAAAGTCGCAAGCATTGCACCTGATCGAAATTAACCGTGCAGCGGGCGGCGTGTTCTTGTGAGTGGCATGGATATTCTAACCGTCGACTTTGAGACCTACTACGACAAGGACTACTCGCTGTCCAAGATAACCACGGAAGAGTATGTTCGTGACCCCCGCTTCCAAGTCATTGGGGTGGGGGTGAAGGTCAACGCGGGCACCACCGAATGGTTCAGCGGCACTCACGGCCGCACTAAGGAGTTCTTGGCCCAGTATAACTGGGCCAACTCCGCGGTACTGGCACACAACATGATGTTTGACGGTGCAATTCTATCGTGGCGGTTCGGTATCCGTCCCAAGGTTCTGTTTGATACCCTCTGCATGGCCCGTGCCATCCACGGGGTTGAGAAGAGCGCTAGCCTGAAAACCCTCGCCCAAAACTACGGGGTGGGGGAGAAGGGCAACGAGGTGCTTGATGCCAAGGGCAAGAGGCGTAGCGACTTCTCGTTTGAGGAGCTGTCGGCCTACGGCCAGTACTGCATAAATGACGTAGACCTGACCTACGAAATCTTCAACATCATGCTGTCACGGGGCTTCCCTAAGTCCGAACTCAAGCTGATCGACCTGACCCTGCGTATGTTTACGGAGCCCACGCTTGGGCTCGACCGAGAGCGTCTAGAAGCGCACCTAGCGAAGACGCAGCTTATGAAGGGAGACCTGCTCAAGTCCGCTGGCCTAGAGGACAAGTCCGACCTCATGTCGAACCCCAAGTTTGCTACGCTGCTAGGTAATCTGGGCGTCCCGTGCCCCATGAAGATCAGCCCTACCACGGGGAAAATGACCTACGCGCTGGCTAAGACCGATCAGGGTATGAAAGACCTGCTGGATCACTATGACCCACAGGTGCAGACGCTGGCTGCCGCACGGCTAGGAGTGAAGTCCACGCTAGAGGAGACCCGCACACAGCGCTTCATCGACATATCGGGGCGGGGCATACTGCCTGTACCCGTGCGCTACTACGCGGCCCACACGGGCCGCTGGGGCGGGGATGATAAGATCAATCTGCAGAACCTCCCTAGTCGGGGCCCTAACGCCAAGGCACTCAAGAAGTGTATCGTAGCACCAGATGGCTACAGCATCGTCGAGGCAGACTCTGCACAGATTGAAGCGCGTATGCTGGCGTGGCTGGCTGGTCAGGACGACGTTGTAGACATATTTGCAAAAAATAATGCAGAGGTAGCCGCAGGGGTAAAAAAGGAGGATATGGAGTACGACCCGTATAAGATAATGGCGTCGCGTATCTATAATAAAGGGGTGATGGACATAACCGCTGGCGAGCGCTTTGTCGGTAAGACGACAGTGCTCGGCTGTTTCGCTGGGGATACCCTAGTCTTGACGGACCGTGGGTATATCCCTATTATACAGGTTACGATTACGGATAAAGTATGGGATGGGGACGCATGGGTAACACATCAGGGTGTGGTCGCGCAGGGGGTAAAACCGACAATACGTATGGCAGCGGTAGCCGCCACAGCGGACCACGAAATACTAACGGAACATGGGTGGCGGGAGTGGTCCGAGGTAACTACGAACCCTTCCCTTTTCCAATCGGCGCTACGTTTGGCGACCTTGAAATCCTACGTTGGGAGCCAAAACCTAAATCAGGATGGCATCCCATTGTCCGCTGTACTTGCGGCTGGGAAGGCATGGTGGACCGCGCAAACCTCAAAGCGGGCCGTACAACGCGTTGCAACACGTGCGCAAAACGTGCGGCTAATCGAAAACGCTGGCTTAAGTACCGCAGCGTACTTCCTGATGACGCCCACCGCGAGCGGCTCCTTAACCGGATTTCTTCGTGTTTGTCGCGCTGCCACACCAAAACTAACGCCGCTTACCACCACTATGGGGGGCGAGGTATTGTTGTACACGCCTCATGGCGCGCAGATCGCGCAGAGTTCCTACGGTATCTGCTCACACTGGATGGATGGGATGACCCGACGCGCGATATCGACCGTATCGACAATAATAAGGGGTATGAGCCGGGCAATCTGCGGTTTGCTACCAAACTGCAAAACCACGCCAACCGTCGAACTGTCGCCGCACTGCAAGCAGAACTTGATGACCTACGACATCGCCTTCGCCGGGCCGAAGAACAGATACACAGTTGCGACTACTGCCGGGCCAATCATCGTGCATAACTGCGGTTACGGCATGGGTGGCGATAAGTTTCAGCTGGCCCTCAAGAACTCTGGGGTGGAGATCACCAAAAACGAAGCCGCCAAGATCATCAGTATCTACCGCGAAACAAACGACATGATCTCTAACATGTGGAAGCAGGCGGGTATCATGCTGCGATACATGGTGCGCGGAGACGCCATGCCGTTCGGTAAAGACGGGGTGCTAGGCGTAGACCCACACGCCCCCGGCATCATACTGCCCAATGGTCTGCTGATCCGCTACGACGAGCTGGAAGAGGCCGAGAACGAGAAAGGCGGGATGGAATATTCCTACAAAACCCGCATCGGCCGCACCCGTATCTACGGCGGGAAGGTGGTCGAGAACGTAACGCAGGCACTGGCCAGACTTATCATCGGCGAACAAATGCTGCGAATTAGTAAGAAGTACCGCGTAGTATTGACAGTCCATGACAGCATTGTATGCTGTGTGCCTGACGATGAGGCTGAAACCTGCAAAGCCTATGTCGAAGAGTGTATGCGTTGGGTTCCAACATGGGCCGATGGCCTACCCGTCGACTGTGAAGCAGGTATTGGAAAAAATTATGGAGAGACGGAATGAGCAGTGCAGGTGCATGGTCTTTTAGTAGGATGAAGGCTTTTGAGACGTGTCCGAAGCAGTATTACCACGTGAACGTGCTCAAAGAGTTCCCATTCCAAGAGACCGATGCAACCAGATATGGCACCGAGTTTCACAAGGCATGCGAAGAATATATTCGTGACGGCAAGCCACTGCCGCCGCAGTTCTCGTTCATGCAGGCCGCTATGGAGAAGCTCGCTGCCATGCCGGGGGAGAAGCACTGCGAACTCAAGATGGGCCTAACCGCTGACCTTGAGCCGTGCGACTTCTTCGCCAAGAACGTGTGGTTCCGCGGTATCGTGGACTTGTTGGTTATCAACGGGGATACGGCTCGCATCATCGACTACAAGACTGGTAAGAGTTCGAAGTATGCCGACGTTGGGCAGCTTCAGCTTATGGCCCTGTCGGTATTTAAGCACTTCCCGCAGGTGAAGAAGGCTAAGGGCGCGCTGCTGTTTACCATCGCCAACGAGATCGTGAAGCAGGACTATTCCGTCACTGACGAGGGCGTGCTATGGAAGCCGTGGGTTATGAAGTACGCCGCCTTGGAAAAGGCGCATGAGACAAATGTGTGGAACCCAAGACCATCGGGACTATGCCGAAAGTACTGCCCTGTGGTAGAGTGTGCCCATAACGGGGGTTAATAACCATGCCATATACGAAGTCTCCTAGACCATACAAACACGAGTACCAAAAACAGAAAGAGCGCGGCGAGCACCCAGATCGCATGGAGCGGCAGCGGGCACGTCGCGCTTTGGACAAGAAGGGTGTGGATCGCACTGGTAAGGATGTGAGCCACAAGAAGGCGCTGGCCAAGGGCGGCACCAACGCTGACGGCTACAAGCTGGAGAGCCCCTCGAAGAACCGCAGCCGGAACGGTCATAAGCCCGGTGAGAAAAAACGTTAGGGCAAACCCTAACATCTAGGAGAACAACATGCAGATCATCGACAATAAGGCGTTGCTGTTACGGCTACGCAATCCAAAACAAGTCACTACGATCATCCCAAAAAGCAAAGCAGTTAACGAGCACGAGGTTGTTGTACACTGGGGTGTGAACGAGGCACACACGCTTCGCGGGCTCAATATAAACGTGCCGTCGCCCATCGAGAACCGATACAGCTGGACGGGTAAGTTTACCCCGATGTCGCACCAGCGCACTACGGCAGCCTTTCTGACTATGAACCGCAAGGCGTTCTGCTTCAACGAAGCGGGGACGGGTAAGACAGCCAGCGCGATATGGGCCGCGGACTTTCTGATGAAGCAGGGTATCATCAAACGCGTTCTCGTTATCTGTCCGCTCTCGATTATGGACAGCGCATGGCGCGCGGACTTGTTCTCATTTGCCATGCACCGGACAGTCGACATCGCCTACGGCACAGCGGCCAAGCGCAAGAAAATCATCGCCGGTAAGGCTGACTTCCTGATCATCAACTACGACGGCGTGGAGATCGTAAAAGACGACATCGCTGCGGCAGGATACGACCTCATTATCGTTGATGAGGCTAGTCATTATAAGTCTGCCCAGACCAAGCGCTGGAAGGTGCTGAACTCTCTGGTAGGGCCAGATACTTGGCTGTGGATGATGACGGGTACGCCTGCGGCGCAGGGGCCCGAGGACGCCTACGGTTTGGCCAAACTCGTCAACCCAATGGGTGTGCCCAAGGTCGCCGCCGCTTGGAAAGACATGGTTATGATTAAGCTATCGCAGTATCGGTGGAAGCCCAAAGAAAACTCCGAATACACTGTGCACCGCGCACTGCAGCCGGCGATACGGTTCACCAAGGAAGAATGCCTAGACCTGCCCGACATGACCTACGTTAAGCGGGATGTGGAACTGACCAAGCAGCAGGAGCTCTACTACAACCGTCTAAAGAAACAGATGGTTATGGAAGTCGCTGGCGAGCAGATCACGGCAGTAAACGCCGCTGTGATGATGGGCAAACTCCTGCAAATATCGGCCGGCGCAAGTTACACCGAGTCAGGTGATACAGTCCAGTTCGACATCAACAACCGCTACAATGTCCTCAAGGAAGTCATCGCCGAAACCTCGCACAAGGTGCTAGTCTTCGTGCCTTTCAAGCACGTCATCAACATGCTGACCGCGCAGCTGACCAAGGATGGCATCACAAACGCCGTCATCAATGGCGACGTGAACGCTGGCACTAGAACCGAGATATTCAAACAGTTTCAGCAGCAGCCCAACCCACGGGTATTGGTTATCCAACCACAGGCCGCTGCACACGGCGTCACACTCACTGCGGCTGATACAGTCGTCTGGTGGGCGCCAACATCATCACTCGAAACCTATGCGCAGGCTAACGCGCGGGTGCACCGCAAGGGGCAAGTAAACAAATGTACAGTTGTCCAGTTACAGGGATCGGGTGTAGAGCGTCGGGTCTACAAGATGCTCGACGAGAAGATAGACGTGCATACCAAGGTCGTCGATCTTTACAAAGAATTACTTGACTAGTGCATTAGATAGTAATATATATCAATTCTTGATAGTGAAGGAGAACCACTATGACTACTGAAACCGAGGGCGATGTAGGCCCTACACCGGATGCGTTGACCAGAACCTACATCAAAATCCGCGATAAGCGGGCCGAACTAAAGGCGGCGTTTGAGGAGCAGGACACTGTCCTAGAGGCGCAAATCAACGCTATCAAGTCGGAGCTGCTCGACTACTGCAAGTCGCAGAACATCGACAGCGTCCGCACCCAAGCGGGAACATTTTATCGCACGATCAAGACGCGCTACTGGACAAATGACTGGGACTCGATGAACAAGTTTATCTTGGAACACGAAGTCCCACAGTTCTACGAGAAGCGCCTCAACCAAACTGTGATGAAGCAGTTCCTCGAAGAAAACCCCGATGTACTTCCACCCGGCCTAAACGTCGACAGCGAGTACGTCATCACTGTGAGGAAGAAATGATGACCGACAAACCCTTTGTTACTATTGAAGGCGTCGCGGAGCATTTTGTCGTATCGGTAGCTACCGTGCGTACATGGCTTCGCAACGGCACGGTACCGAGAGACACATATCTGAAGGTGGGTAACACCTACAGGTTCGACCTGCCTAAGCTGGCAGATGCACTAGTCAACGCGCCGAAGAAATCGGCGCAGTTGGAAATGGACTTCGACAACGAAACCGATAACTAAGGAGAACAACATGAGTGAAATGACACTTTTTGGCAAAGGCAACCCGCTGGTAAACAGCGACCTATTCAAGTCGCTGCGCGATATGAACAAAATGCTTGCTGGTGGGCCCGGTTCCGCTGGTAAGCGTATCTCGATCAAGGGCGGCCGGTTCCGCCTTTTCGTCGATGGTGAGCAGGTTTCCGTGTCCAAGGAAGACCACCTGAACGTCGTGGTGGTTAACGCTGCACCGATCTCGCGCACCTACTACGAAGGCACCTACGATCCGAACAACACTGCGGCACCGACCTGCTGGTCAGCCGATACACGTGCGCCAGCAGCAGAAGTTCCCGCGGATCAGAAGAAAGCCGTGCGTTGCGCTGACTGCCCAATGAACGTCAAAGGTTCGGGTCAAGGCGATAGCCGCGCCTGCCGCTTCAATCAGCGTCTGGCAATCACGCTAGAGGGCAAGCCTGATGAAGTGTATCAGATGCAGCTGCCGGCCACGTCACTGTTCGGTGACGGCAAGAACGGCAAGATGCCTATGCAGGCATATGCCAAGTTCCTCGATGCGCACGACACGCCGATCATCGCAGTGATGACCCAGATGGTTATGGATGAAAATTCGGAGACCCCGAAGCTGCACTTCAAACCCGTGCGTCCTTTGACCGAGGAAGAACTACAAGTTGCAGTGGTAGCCAAAGACAGCGAAGATGCTATCAAGGCCGTCACTATGACCGTTGCGCAGACCGATGGTGCTAAGAAGAAGGACTCTGAGGCCGGAACCAAGAACTACAATCCGGCCAAGGAAAAGATCATCGTCGACAACGAAGACGAGGTCGTAGAACCGAAGAAAGTTGAAACTAAAAAGACCGCTAAGCCTGCCGAGGGGCCCAAGGCCGACATCTCGGCTCTTGTCTCGCAGTGGGACGACGAGTAATCCTTAACGGGCTTGCCGCGACGAGGGATAAAAATAACCTCACCTCGTCGCGGCATTTCAACAGATAGAGTGGCGGCAATGGATACAATGACATTTTTGCAGTCCGTTCTTGGGACTGCAGGCTCCTACTGCGTTCTCGCTATTAACGAGAACAGACGCATCCAAAAGTTCTACGACACTATAGAGCAGCTAGAGCACGCTGCTATGAACTTTGACGAAAACGGCTTGGATGCTTACTTCGCCCTCGGTACATTTGAAGAAGCTGGCTCCCGCGAGGCCGATAACGTCAAGCAGATGCGGGCGTTCTTCATGGACTTGGACTGCGGAGTTAACCTCAAGACCGGAAAGCCAAAAGAGTTTCCCGACCAATACGCTGCCATAGTGGCGCTAAAGACCTTCGTCAAAGCCAACGGGCTGCCTCGCCCATTCCTAGTCAGCTCCGGCTATGGTGTGCACGTCTACTGGCCGCTTACTGCGCCTGTGGACTTCATGGCGTGGCTCCCTGTGGCTGAAAAGCTCAAGGCGCTCGCCAAGGCCCAAGGGTTCAAGGCCGACGAGACAGTGACCGCCGACGCTGCCCGCGTTCTACGGGTGCCGGGTACGCATAACCATAAGGGCGGTGATCGTAAGCCCGTTACCTTCTTCGGCATGACCGAGCCGGCCCCAGTGGAGTTCTTTGCCTTCGCAGCGCTGCTCGAGTCCGTGGCCGGTAGTCTGCCGACTAGCATGCCCGCTAGGCGATATTCTCCAGCTGTTACAAACAGTGCCATGATGGACGCCCTGATCGGTAAGCGAGAAGCATCGTTCAAGAGCATCATGCAGAAGACTGTAGCCGGCAAGGGATGTGCCCAGCTGGCTCACTGCATCGAGAACAGGGCGGAACTACCAGAGCCTATGTGGCGCGCAGCCCTATCTATCGCAAAGCACTGCACCGATATGCCAAAGGCTGTGCGCGCTGTTTCTATGGGGCATCCCGACTACGACGAAGATACCGCTATGCAAAAGGCCGACCTCATCAAGGGGCCGTATCTCTGCGCGCGCTTCGAGGAGTACAATCCGGGCGGCTGCCAAGGGTGCCCACACTGGAACAAGATCAAGTCACCAATCGTTCTTGGTCAGCAGTTCACGGAAGCATCACCAGAGGACAACACCATCGTTGTCGACAACCCAGAGAAACCCAACGAGCCGCCTAGGGTCTACGAAATCCCAGAATACCCGAACCCATATTTCCGCGGTAAGAACGGCGGCGTGTTCATCCGTGTGATTGACGATGATGGTGAAGTGAGCGAGCGGATTATATGGCATCACGACCTGTATGTAGTGCGCCGCCTAAACGATCCAGAGCAGGGTGAAATTGTCGAGATGCGGCACCATCTGCCTAGGGACGGGGTAAGGTCTTTTGTGGTGCCTCTCTACGTCGTTACGTCCAAGGAAGAATTTCGCAAAGTCCTCGCCACAAACGGCGTCATAGCTATCAACAAGGAAGTGGATGCGATCATGAGCTTTACACAATCTATGGTTAAAAACCTGCAGATTACAACGCAGGCAGATGATGCACACCGCCAGTTCGGCTGGCTCCCAGACTTCAAGGGCTTCGTCCTAGGGGACAAGGTCATCTATGAAGACCGCGTAGAGTTTAACGCACCCTCGGCCGCAACGCGGGGCATGCTGGAGTTCTTTGAGCCCGCAGGCACGCTCGACGGGTGGCGCGATGCCGTGAACTTCTACAACCGTCCCGGCTTTGAGCTCCACCAGTTCATCACCTGCGTCGGTTTCGGCTCGGTGCTGATGAAGTTTCTGCCGATCAATGCGGCCCTACTGCATATCTGGTCTAAGGACTCCGGATTTGGTAAGACGCATGCCCAATACGCAGCGCTCTCGGTATGGGGCGACCCGCGTAAGCTGCTGCTCCAAGAGCGCGACACCCATAACTCCCGTATGAACAGAGCCGATGTCATGCACAGCCTGCCTGTGTGTATGGACGAGATTACCAACATCAAACCGCAAGATGCTTCGGACATGATCTACCAGATTACGGGGGGTCAGCAGCGCAACCGGCTTGCTTCCACAGGCAACACCGAGCGCTATCGTGGCGACCCTTGGAACCTGCTGTTCATCTCATCAGCGAACTGCAGCCTGATCGACAAGGTGGCTATGGCAAAGGCGATGCCAAAGGCAGAGGCCCAGAGGGTGTTGGAGATTGAGACAAGCAAGCTGTTTAACGAGAAGGCCGACAAGAAGCAGACCGACGCGTTTAGCACCAACATCCAGACCAACTACGGCCATGCAGGCACCCTATTTGTCCAGTACGTCATGGCCAACCTAACCGAGACAAAACTGCTTCTGGAGACGCTACAGCGCAAGATCGACGTGGCCGCAGACCTCGGCCCAGAGAACCGCTTCTGGTCAGCCGCCGTGGCCACCTCGTTAGCGGCTGCCGTGATTTGTAAGCACCTAGGGCTGCTGGACTACGACATCCCTGTGCTGCGGGACTACATCATCAAGAACATCCTCAAAGCCAACAAGACAACCAGCTCCGACATGTCGCTCGACCCGATGGACTTGGTGACTGCCTACACCTACGAGAATTTGGGCCGCATCCTACAGATTAAGTCCACCATAGACGGACGCAGCAAGAAGAACGGGAATGGGATTGATGACCTTGTAGTGCCAGACCAGCAGCCAAAGACCGCCGACATCATCGGCCGATACGAGACCGACCTAAACGTGCTGTTCCTATTACCGACCCCGTTCAAGGCTTGGCTGGCCGATCAGCAGGTCAACTACAACTCGGTTCTTGCAGAGCTCAAGGCCAAGTACAGCGTCAAGAAGTCTAAGATCAGACTGACCAAGGGCACCAAGATGCGTATGAACGTCGTGGACACCATCGAGATACCGATTGTTCTGGACGAGCCAGATGGCGAAGAGAATAAATGATTTAGACCCAGACGGGGTTCGCATCATCGTGCCGTGGGATGAACTGCACGTTGGTGGCTCGTTCTTTGTCCCCTGCGTCAACACCGATCTCTGCGTTAGGCAGGTTCAGGGCGTGGGAAAAAGGTTAGGAATCTCCCTAACATGCAGGCAGAGAATCGAGACCCCGTATTTAGGGTTGCGTGTATGGAGAACCGCATGATATTGTGCGCGCGACGCGCAGGCTTGCCGCCAGCTAGTCTTCTGTTGTTCTCTGACTTGCCCCGGCTTCGCGCCGGGGCTTTTTTCTTAGAACAGCTGCAGGCCCTTATTGTACATCGACTTCAGGACTTCGAGCTCCTCACGCACAACAGGGTTAAGCGTTACGCCGCTAGACATCTCCTTCGACGTACGCTCGTGGCTCTTAAGCGAGTCTTTAATGAACTCGTTGTCGATGACGGCCTCTGGAAAACGCTGCGCAACATCTTTGTTAAAGGCGCGTATGTCTTCCAGCGCCTCTTTGGCGCCTTCCATATCCCCAACACGCATAGCGATGTAGTATAGCTTTGACAGCCGTGAGCGCTTCTCAACGACAGCGTTGCTGATCCTCACCGTTAGCTGGTTCAGGTCTTGCGCCAACGTGGCTTTGGTTGGTGCGAAACCAAGAGCCTGCCCGAGCAGGTCGCTAGAACCCAGATCACCAGTAATGATGTCCTTACGACGTGTCTCAATATCGCCGCCGTCATAGACATAACGACCGGCCTTAATGAAGTTACGGAATGCGGCAGGCACCATGTTCTCAATGCCTCGTACCATATCACCTTCACCACCAGTCATGGCCGAATAGAACTCAGATACGCCACGACCAGCCTGCGTTACGGTAGACCATGCGGGGCCACCAAGGTTAGCTACAAGGGTCTCTTCCGCAGAGGGGTCGGTGTTATAGCGGTTCTCGCGGATCAAAAGTCCAGTCAGGCCGATACGAGACGAGATGTCGAGCCCTGATATCTCTGTTAGGAAGCCTTTGTAGAGCCCCTCACCGAGATACTTGCGAGTCAGCGAGTCCGCGTCTTCTTCGTCCTCACCGAGGAACGCATCTGCTATAGTGGACACAAGCCCATAGAGCGGAACACCCGATACCCCTGCAAAGGCAAAGGACGACAGCTGCAGACCGACAAGCTGCCTAAAAGCTACCCGACGATCTTCTGGCGTAAAGTCAGGATCATTACTGCCTACGGTCAACTGCTTTAGCAACTTCATCTGCATGTAGAACAGAGACAGACCGAAGTTTTTGTACATGAGGGCTACACGCCCAATGCCCTTCTGCGCAAAGCGCGGCGCAGCGGCAAGAGTAGCGCCACCACCGGTTTCCGTCGCTTGGTATACAGCACGCTCCGCGGCACGGGTGCGTTGCTCAGCCTCGCTCAGTCCGCGCTCTGAATCTCTTGGCTTGTTGCGAAGACGTGCGAGTTCGAGGTTATAGGCAGCCACGAGCGCCACCTGCCGGTTGGCCCGTTCCACTTGGTGGAACATGGCTCCAGAGATAGCCGAGAAGCGATCCGAAAGGTTACGAGCACGACCCACATCCTCAGCACCGATGCTATCATAAAAGATAGAGCGGTTTAGCTGACCGTTCTTAGACGCAACATCTACCAAGGTGGCAAGCTCCTGCAGGGCAGG